GTTGAGGGTCGCCATATCTACGCGACCCTCACCGAGGACTCAGACGCGGCGCGACCTCCGCAGCTCGGCGCACACAAGCACGGCTCCCTACACCGTGAGCGATTCGATGGGGTTCGCCGCCGTCGCCACTTGCGAGATGCTGCGCCGCTTGACGGTGACAAAGTCCAACGCGCAAACAAGGCACCCGACATAGCCGAGCACGTCGTTCGGCAAGGTCGAGGCGAAGCCCGTGAACACGAAGGCGGCGAGCTCGTGGATGTAGAAGCTCGTGTAGCGCGTGTGGAAGATGAACGCGATGCCCTCGGGGAAGTTGATGTCCATGTAGATCGGGACACCCGCGATCACGAGCGCGTTGGTGTTCGTGTACGCGCCCTTCGATGACTGCTCGAAACTCTGAGCACTCGACGTGAAGATCTGTTCCACGCCGATGAAATCCTGGGCGAGCTTGGTCCACGTTCCCGGCCCGACCACCACCATGTTCGGCATCTCGCCCTGGTTCTTGACCATGGCGCTCGTGAGATAGCCGATCCACGCCCCGCGCGTGTTGTTGCCGGTGGCCGCGCTGCGCGGAATCGCGCCCGCCGTCCACCAGGTGTTCGCGACGGGATCGATGCCGCCGAGCAGGAGCGTGTTGTTGACGAGGCCCGGGAAGCCGATGATCGCCGTCGAGTCGATGGTGGTCTCGGTCGCCATGTCGCCGGCGAGGAGCGCGGCGGCCTGGTTGCCCGCATCGTTCATGCGCGCTTCGTGCAGCGGGATGACGGCGGCGTGATCCTGCACGAGACCCTCGATGCCGTTGAACGTGATCGGCACCACGAGGATCTTGAGGTTGTACATCGCGTTCTTGATCGCCGTCGCGGCACTCGCGGGCGGCGTCGAGTCGAACTCGCCGCCGTAGTCGGTGTACGCCGCCTGCGTGAGCGGGGCACCCTGCACGGGCGCGGTCACGCTCGAGATACCGCCGCGCGCCGTCTGCGCGTTCGACAGCGCCGCCGACAGCATGGGCGTGGCCTGGTATATCTGAACCACCATGGACGGAATGAAGGCACGCCTGGTCACGTTCGCGAGTAGTTGTCCAGTATCTGACGCGGGAACGTAGCCAGTGCCGATGACGGGTCCGGTCGCCAGTGCCATGCCCTGCCCCCTCTACGCGCGAATGAGGACGCTCACCATGCTGGCTCGAGCGTCTTGCCCGTCTTCCAGGCGTTCACGATTTCATCGATCTTGCCGCGCTGCCAGCCGATGCGGTCCTCGCCAATGCCCTTGAAGTACTCGCCCGCGTTGGGGCTGGTGGGCCAGATGGGCGAGTACGACGAGGAGAGCGCGGGCGCGGCCACCGCGTGCTCGTTTCTGAATCCCATCACCACGAGCTTGGGATCGGCGGTGGCGTGCGCGACCGCGTACTTCTCCAGCTCGTCCAGCTCGTCTTCTTTCGCCCCGTGCGAGAGCAGGGCCTGGCGGAAGTTCACGCGGTTGCGGGTCTGCTGATCCTTGACGCGCTCGGCCTGGAGCGCCTCGCGCTCCTTGCGGAGCTCCGCGATCTCGGGCGCGATGGCCTGCCGCGCGGCCACCTCGGGGATGTTCCCCGCTTGCTCGGGGTATTTCGCCGCGAGGATGTCGTGCAGCGGGCCGCGATACTGCGGGTCGCGCGCGATGTCGTCCATCATCATCGCGATTGCCATGTCGCGCGCGGTCGGCTCCCGGTCGGCCATGACCTAGATGCTCTTCTCGCTCGACTTCTTCGCGACGCTGGTGCGCGTCGGTCCCTCGACGGGGAAGTCGCTGCCCTCGGGCCACTTGCCCTGGCCCGTGAGCCCGCCGAGGGTCTGGAAGTGCGGGGGATTCATCACGCGCCCGCTCTTCATGCCGCTGTCGCGCGGATCGCGGATCGGATAGGAATCGGGGCTGGTGACACCCGGCTGTGGATTCATGGCTGGCTCCTCACATCATCGGCGGCGCGCCGCCGCCGTTCGGGGGCGGGGGGCCTCCGAGGCCCATCGCGCCCAGTTGGTCTTTCGCGCCCGCCATCGCTTGCAGCATCGGCGGCACGTCGGGGGTCTGCGCCCCCTGCAGCTTCAGCTCGGCGGCGGTGATCTGCGGCGACACCGGCACCGCGTACTTGCCGAGCTGCTTCATGGCCGCGACGATGGCTTCCCACGGCTCGCTGCCCGTCGGATAGAGCGCCAGCGCCTGGTCGAGGTTCTTCACCGCGATCTGCAGGACCGCCGCGCCCTTGGCCTGATCCCCGAGGTTCTGGGTCGGAACGGCGGCGGGCATGGTCGGCCCCGGCGCGGGCGGCGGCGGAAGCGCGGGTTCCTGCGGGCCGGTGAACGGGACCGACACGCCGCCCACGCTCGGCATCAGCGACTCCCGCGCGAGACGGCGCGCGTGGCGCGGGCGGTGCGGAGGTTCGTGCGGGACGCGCGCTTCTGGGACCGGCTCGGCGTGCGCGGCACGCGCAGCGGGTTGCGAGGCGTCGAGGACGGCGGCGTCGGCATCGTGAGAGATATACACCGACCGCTACGGGAAGGGGTGAAAAAAATATACCGGCTCGATATAGGCCCCTCCCCCCGGTCAGGGGGAGGGGTGGGCGCCGGGGTGTTTCATGACCCGAAGGCGCTGGGTGGGCGTCGCGGGATCTCCCCGCGCACCATGCCGCCGGCGCGGTTACGGGCGCAGGGCCTTTTGGGCCATCGCCTCGTTCTTCTTCACCTTGGCCTCGATCTCAGCGGCCTCGAGTTCCATCTGCTTCTTCGCGGCCTCGCTCTGGCCGGCCATGCGCTTGCGCGCCTTCGCGCGGAGCACGTCATCGTTGGGCAACCCGAGCATCTCCACGAAGTCTTCCGCGTCCACGACACCGGCTTTGAAGCTCAGCGCGGAGCGCATCAGCATCTGGTCCTCGTAGAGCGGCGATGCGGAGCGCGCCACCACGCTGGCGGTGATCTCGCGCGGGACTTGCGAGAGGAAGAACTTCTCGCCGCTCGCCTTGCGAAGGGCGGTGCCCGTCGTGCGCTGCATCATGTGCAGCATCTGGGTGACCACGTCTCCGATCACGCTCTCCACGCGCGCCACCATGTTCGCCATGCGCGGGCTGCCGAGGGCGGCGAGGGCGAACTCCTGCTCACCCGAGCGCACGTTGGGCTGGCCCTGGCCCGCCGCCGACGGCGACATGCCGGCCATCCGGTCGAACATCTTGTCGATCTCCGCGACGAGCGCGAAGGCATCCGGCGGCAGCGGCGGCACCACGGGCGTGACGCTCGCGTTCGGGATCGTGCTGGACCACCAGCCGCCGGGGGCGCGGAAGCGATCCGCCTGATCGTCGGTGAGGCCGCTGACGCCCGAGAAGAAGAGCGGGGGCTCGAGTTGGAGCTGCTCACGCTTATCGATCCCCGCCATCCGCTTCTCGCGCCAGTTCTGCAGTTCCACGAGGCTGTCGAGGAGCGAGAGGCCCCAGAGATAGCCGGGGATCTCCGCGAGCGAGAGCAGATGAAAGCAGTGGCGGTCGCCGTACACGCGGTCCATCGGGGTGTCGAAGATCACCTCGAGGGTCGGCATGTGGATCAGCACCTTGCGCCAGTGCGTGGGGCGCGAGCCGTCCTCGGCGTCGTCGCGCACCCAGAGCTCCGCGAGGCGCGCCACCGGCTCGCGCTCGCGCGCCACGCCCGCGAGGAGGTTCGGCAGCCCGAGCACGTTGCCGTGCGTGGGCATGCTGCCGTTCACCCCGGTGAGGATGATGCTCGCCACGGCGGGCGGGAGCAGATCCACCTGGCTCTTGGCCGGCGCGGCATGCTCGGCGGCGAGCACGCGCAGGCGGTACCGCTGCTCCGTGGGCAGATACGCGATGAGCCGGTCGTAGGCGGCGAGGTCCAGCTCGTAGTAATGGCAGATGGCCTCTTGGCTGTTCAGCGAGTTGAGGCCCTCGCGCAGCACGCCGATGTCGCCGGGGTCGGGCACCATGTACAGCACGGGCTGGTTGTTCTCCGCGACCACCTTGAGCACCACGCTGTCATGCACGAACGCCCACTCGACGGCGGTGTTGGCGACGAGGGCGGGACGCCCGGGGCCGGTCTTCCACCGCTTCGTGAGGTGCAGGCGCGCGGCTTCCTGCTCCTCCGTGAACACGTCGCCGTAGTGCTCGGGGAGCTGGATGCCGAAGCGCGCGGCTTGGGCCTGAAACATCTGGGCGCTGCCCCACTGCACGAACTCGCGGATGCGGTTGTAGAGGGCGGTGCCGCCGTAGGTGGTGCCCGTGAGATACGTCGTGCGCTGGCGCGCGGCGTTGGCCTTGCGCTCGCGGCGACTGATCTCGCAGCTTCTACTAAGATCGCGGTACTGCTTGTACCGCTCCTTGGCGTCCTGCTCGAGGATCATGGCGCGCCCCCCGGCGCTACGGTACTCCAGGCATGCGGTCGGGAGCCACGAATCTCTCGCCCTTGATTTCGCTCGGCATGTTCGTGATCGGCCCCCCGAGGGCGCGCAGGGGCCGGTTGGTGGCCCGCGCTTCGCCCGGGGCGAGATTGGCGATGCCGCGCATGCGCCCGCCCGTCATGCGCGCCATGGTGCCCTCGAGCTGGTCGGGGGCCACGATCACCGGGCCACCCGCCACGCGCGGGCGCCGCCAGCCCCGGTACTTCGCGGCCATCTGCTCGTCGTACCCGCTGCGCGCGAGGAACTGATCGGTCTTCGCCACCAGCCCCGTGCCGACGCCCGGGGCGCGCCCCGACCACATGCGCTGCATGAACTTCTTGGCCCCGCATTTCGGGCAGCGCGCATCCTTCACCGGCAAGTCGCGCCACGGCTCGTCCGAAGAGACGTGGCCCTTCTCCTCGCACCGGGTGCAGACATAGTCCGCGCGCGGGCCGGGGGTATAGCCCTCGTCACTCATGACGGCACCACCACCACGCCCGCCGCCGAGGGCGGCGGGGCCTCGTCGTGTTCCAGCGCGGCCACGCGCAGCGTGAGGGCCTGCACGGCGTCGGCCAGCTCCTTGACGCGCTCTGCGAGGTCCGCGACGCTCGGGGGCCGCGGCGGGTACGCGGTGGCGGTCAGGGCGTGCGGGTGGGCGGCGTAGACGGCGATGGCATCGGCACTGGTAGGAGCCTCACTGTCGCCGGCGAAGCCGCACGTCGCACAGCGCACCATCCATCGCGGGCGGATCACATCGCGCGTACTCACCACGGTCATCGGTGCCCCCAGATCCAGCGTTGGCAGAGCACGGTCCACGGCACGCGGGCGGTCCAGTACGCGGTCATCGCCGGCCCGACAGCACCCGGTGATGCAGCCAGTTCTGGACGAGGACTTGCGCCACCGTCCGGTCGGCCTGGGGGCGCGGCGTCTTGGGTTCGATCCACCGCACGACATCATGCACCGCCGCGTCAAGGTAGTGGCGCACCGCGAGCGCGGTCGCGATCACGCGCCCGTCGCGATGCCCGCCCGCCCCGCCGATGGTGTCGTTGCTCTGGCCGTCGCCGCCCCGGCGCACCATCTCCAGCTCATCGAGGAGGGCCGTGCTCTGCACCTCCACCTCGCCGCGCAGGATCTGGCCCTTCAAGCCGTGCAGGAGCATGGGCCGCGTGCTCGGCGTGGTCTGCCAGTGCAGCGCCATGTTGCCGCGCAGGGAGTCGGGGCGGCGGTAGAGGTAGTGCTGGCACATCCCGCTGAAGTCGAAGAGGCGGCGCGCGTCCCGGCGCAGCGTGGGCGACACCCCGTAGTTGGTCTCGCCCATCCGGCGCAGTTCGTCCACCACCGTGCGCCCCGTGCCGCCCGCTTCCACCGCGAGGTACGTCTCGCGCGTGGCCGTCTTGTACACGCCGCAGAGATAGAGCAGGAGCCACGCGAAGCGCACGGGGTCGCTCTCCTCCGTGCAGTACTCCGCGACTTGCACCATGGTGTCGGGATAGAGGCGGAACACCACGGCGGCATCCTGCGGTTGCTCGGGGTTGTCGGAGTACCCGCTCTTGCCGCCCACGATGTACATGGCCCCGTCCTGGGGCTGTTCCCAGATCGTGAGCGGCGCGCCGAGCTCGGGGGCGGTCTCGAGGACGCGCACCTCATCGAAGTAGCGCGTCCACTCCACGCGCAGATGCGTCGGCACGGGCGCCGCCGCCTGCGCCACGCGCATGCGGCGCAGCACGGCGCGGTCGAAGAATTTATCTCCGAAGGCCACGAAGCACATCTCCGGCAACGGCCCGTACTCTTGGAACAGCGAGTCCTCGTCGCCCAGGAACTTCTCCGCGAGCTGCCAGCGGAACCACCCGAGCTGCGCGTCGGTGATGACATGGCCGTAGCGCGTGAGCACCTGATCGATCCAGAACCGCTCGTCCTCCGTGCGCTCCGCGAGGGCGTAGGCGTCGAACAGCTCCGTGCCCTTGGTGAGCTGATAGTCCTCGCGCTGCCACCAGGAGATGAACACGAAGTGCTGGCCGAGGGCGCGCTCCGCGCCCTGGCACATGTCCTTCCAGACCGTGTCGCCCACGGCGGTGCCGTTGAACACGAAGAGCCGATGGGGGTGTTTCTCGGAGAAGGACGCGCGCAGCGCGGACACCGCGCGCTGATCGGGCCACAGGCCCACCTCGTCGCAGTCCGCGAAGCTGAGGCCGCGCGAGCGCCCGAGGGTGGAGTTCTGGCGCTTGCCGGCGGCGGCGAACACGAGGCGCGAGTGGTTCGGCTCGCCCCACGCCAGCACCACGTTGTTGGACAGCCGCGTGGGCCAGCGGTGCGAGCGCGGCATGGCGTTGAGCATCTGCAGCATCACGTCGCGCCGGAAGACGAGGTTCTCGTCGCTATCCACCACCTTCGATCCGACCATGCCCTCGTGGTACTGCATCCAGAAGAGCGTGAGCGCGTCCATGAGGGTGGTGCCCCCCACCTGGCGCGAGCCTTTGAGGATCACCACGGTGTCGATGTCGGCCTCGTAGGCCCGCGCGATCTCGCGCAGCATGTGGGCTTGCGTGCCGAAGAGCTG